CTTCTTTATGGGAACTGACTTGATTGACGAACAAGAAATCGTAAAGCTGTGGTATTCCGAAGACGCAGACGAGGTAAGAGTTCGTTTCACTTTCAAGGCTGGTGTTCAGGTTGCTTTCCCCGGAGAAGTAGTTTATTTCACCCTTTAATCTTTATAACTGATGGCTTGTTTACTCACACAAGGATTTACTCTTGACTGCAAAGATGCAGTTGGAGGAATCAAATCAATCCACCTTATCACTTGGGTTGATTCAAAGTTCACCGTTGCAAGTGGTGAAGTAACTGCCACAACCGTTGCAAGTGGTGATGTTTACGATTACGAGTTGCCGAAAGGTACTGGATCATTGACCATCACCACCAACGTATCTGTTGAGAACGGAACATCATTCAATCAATCGGATGTTGTTTTCAAACTTCGCAGATTGTCAACCACCAAGCGTAACGAAATGAAGCTCCTTGCTCAAGGTCGTTGCTATTGCATCGTTAAGAACAACAACGATGAGTATTGGTTGGTCGGCAAGGAGTACGGATGTGATGTGACTGCAATGGTTGCAAACACTGGTACTGCTATGGGCGATTCCAACGGTTATGAAGTTACTCTTTCAGCGATTGAGGCTGAAGCACCTTACAAATTGCAAAGTTCAGTTGTTACCGCTTTAGGTATCTAATTGATTCTTTGTTCATAGGCTAAATGGGGAGGGCAATTGCTCTCCCTTTTTTTGTTACATATTTTTACTCTCGCTATTTTGTAGAGATGTTGAAGGTAACCAAACAAGATTCCGAATACTGGTATGTGACATTGACCGAAAAGGTCACTATTGCAAACCCGTATTTTCTCTTCAGTATGAAGTGCCGACAAACTGACGCATACAAGAATTTCATTTTGACCGATGTATCAACTGCAAAAGAAAGATACAACAAGTTTTTGTTTGATGAAGGTGCAACCGACAACACAACTTTGGAAGTTGGTGAACACGAATACAGAATCTACGCACAGATTTCATCTAACAACTTAAATCCTTCATTAGCGGACGAGTTGGTTGAAACAGGCATCTTGAAAGTTCTCCCATTGTTAAACAACGAATTATTCTATCAGGTATCGTGAGCGAAAAAATATATACCACACAAAGGGATATGGGTGTTGAACACGAAGTTGATCTCACCAAGAAATTGTTCACCACAAACCGTGATATGGGATTTGAACGCAATGTAGAATTCAACCAACGAAACTACGAGATTGATGCATTGAAGGCGTTCTTTTTATTGACTGAAGATTCATTTTTATTACTCCAAGAGGATGGAGGTCGTTTGGTAGAAAGTTATGGCTAATAAGAAAATTTCACAACTTGATCCGATAGGAACTATTGATGTCAATCAAGATAGTATTCCGATTGTTGACTATTCCGAAGGTGTAACTAAGCGGACAAACCTTGCCAACATTGGTCAAAGGGTATTGGAAGCCAGTTCAACCACAAACCTTGCAGAAGGAACAAACCTATATTTCACCAATACACGAGTTTACACGAAGGTCAAAGCAACTTTGTTGGCTGGTTCAAACACATCCATCACCTTTGACGATGCACTTCAAACCATCACAATCGCATCTCAGGGCAATGTTCAAAGCGTAAACACAAAGACGGGTGCAGTTGTATTGACAACAACGGACATAAGCGAGGGAACAAATCTATACTACACACAAGCACGATTCAACTCAGCCTTCACGGCAAAGAGTACAAGTGATTTGAGCGAGGGAACAAACGAGTATTTCACCGCAGCGAGAGTAAGAGCAGTCGTTTTGACTGGTATTTCATTGGTGACAAATGCCGTGATTTCTGCAACTGATTCAGTATTGGTTGCGTTCGGTAAGTTACAGGCACAGATCACCGCAAACCTTTCAACACTTACATCACACACATCCAATACAAGCAACCCACACGCCACCACAAAATCACAAGTGGGGTTAGGCAATGCTGACAATACAAGTGATGCGAATAAGCCAGTAAGCACGGCAACGCAAACGGCATTGAATGCCAAACAAGACACTTTGTTGTCGGGTACAAACATCAAGACGGTAAACTCCACGACATTGCTTGGAAGCGGTGATATCGCAGTTCAATCAACACTGGTTAGTGGCACAAACATTAAAACAATCAATGGCACAACATTGCTTGGTAGTGGTGATTTGACAATTTCAACTGCCCCGCCAACTCTTGCACAAGTAACCACAGCAGGAAACACTACTGCTAATGACATTAACACAGGACTTATTACAACTACTACAAGTGCAGCAGGTAATATGTTTGTAGCTAATGGTGCAAATAATACTTTGTTAACAGTGTTTAATGATTCGTCTGGTAGAGCAACTATTACAATTAAAGGAAATTTATCTGCAACAAGTGCAGCAGGTGCGTACTTTGGTGCTGAAGGATATCAAGAGGCTTGGTTTAATGTATATGCAAAAGCGGCAAACACAGGAAATAAATTTTGGAGATTCGGAAATATAGGTACTGGTATTTTAAATAATGTATTTGCTATTCAAAAATTAACAGATGATGGAAGTGCAATTGCATTAACAGCTTTAACTGTTTTTAGCAGTAATGGAAACGTAGGAATAAACACTACTACCGATGCAGGATATAAATTAAATGTTAATGGTACTGCAAGAATACAAGGTAAATTAAGTGTAGGCTCTCCCACACAAGCAAGTGCAGTAATGGAAATTACAAGCACTACATTAGGATTCCTACCACCACGAATGACAAACGCACAACGCTTAGCCATTGCTTCACCTGCTGTAGGTTTAGAGGTTTATTGCACAGATGTTGTAGAGGGTAAGTACATTTACAAATCTACAGGATGGACATTCGTAATCTAATTAATAACTATAACTTCACTATAATATGGAAACAATAGAAGAAATAATCATTGAAGGCATAAAAATTCAGCCAATAATATTTCCTTTGAATCAAGGAACTGCAACACAAATGACCGTGCTTGTTTTGAACTTTGATACAACTGCAACAACTTGCACAACTTATTGGCAACTATTAACCGAAGAAAGGCAACAACTTATACAAGGCAATTACACATTGACTGAAGAGCAATTTGAACAATGGGGAACTGATAACTCAGTTGTGAATGAGTATGTTGCAAATGCCATTGGAGTGACAATTTTATAAAAACTATATGATCACTTTATCAGCAGAACAAATAAAACAACTGGAAGCCATCATCAGCGAGATGCCTACAAAATTTGGCGTACCAATTTTGAATATCCTAAATGAAAAAAAAGATATAAAAAAGGATGAGTCAATTACATCATAAATGAAAAACCTTAATGATACCACCGCAGCCATTGCCACCGCAATCACGGGTTCATCAGCGGTCATCACTTTTGCTCAAATTTATCAACCCCTTGTTACTTTTGGTGTGGGGATTCTTGGTATTATTTCGGGCGTTTTGGCTGTTATCTATTGGGCTAAAAAAATTAATCGCATCAAATGACCGTAAAAAAACCATCCGCAAATCCGCTACCAATTTCGTTTGATCAATTCCGAAAGAATCCCGTTGCTGGGGTTGCTTTCCTTGCATTGGTAGGTGTGAGCTATTTATACTATGATGTCAAGTCATCTTACACCGAGCAACTTGAGAACTCCAACAAGAAAATTGAAGCGTTGGATTTGAAGATTGACCGTCTTGGATATGCTCTTAAGAAATCCGATTCCGCATTGGCTGCTGCCATTACAGAACTTCGCATTATCAACACCGTAAAAAAACTATGAGGTACTTTGTCATTTTGTTTTGCGTATTTATCGCAGCCATTGAGATTGCCTTCCCAGTTGGTGCAGTTACAACACCCCCGATTGATGAGGTGGAAGCAATGTTGAAAAAGGTTGAATCAAATCTTCGTCAAGCATCGGCAGTTGTCTCCGTAGCAAAAGCCAAAGGAGAACAAATGGTTGAAGGCAAGGTGCAAGAAAAAGCCGAATTGAAAGAAGCCGTGGTGAATGCTGAAAAGAAAGCCGAAGCCGTGGTTCAACAGATGCAAGTTGTTCAAGACCAAATGGAGGTGTATGCGGTGAAGATGGTAGGTGCTGGATTAGATACCACAACCACACCGATTGAGTTTAAAGGAGTGATCTATGACGCTTATTTGAACTATCTCTCCGAAGGTGGGAAAGAGGATTTTGACTATTTTAGAATGTACTTATGGCAGCCAAAGTAAACATCACATCATTTCGGGTAAAACCCAAAAAAAAACTTGGCAGACATACCAAGCACAAGAACAAACACAAGAGTTCAAAACCATATAACAGACAAGGCAAATGATAGACAAAATCAAAGTAGCAATGAAGGCGAAAGGATATGCCTTTTTTGAAAATGGGGATTACAACATCAATATCATCGGTATTCGTAATTCGGATACTGGTAGCAAGGTGACAAATGTCTTTGATGACTTCTTAACCGTGAGTTACAAAATCGGAGATGTATGGCATTTTAAGAAATGGGCTGCGACAACCGATCCAGGCACAAAGGGAGTGAAGGAATTTCACAATGCACAAGGCGTTGCTCGTTTAGTTCCCGGACAATATCGTGGTTCACACGCAATCGGATTGCATCAAGGTAAATACGAAGCCTTAAAACAAGCCAAACCCGTGAAGGTTTACAGAGATGCAAACAAGGATATGACCTATGACACCAAGTTAATCACAGAGGGCATCTACGGGATCAACATCCACAAGGCTGGGGCAGATTCAACCTATGTTGAGAATTGGAGTGAGGGTTGTCAGGTGTTCAAAAAGTCAGCAGATTTTGACGAGTTTATGGCTTTAGTCAAGAAGGCTGCCACCTTACACGGCAATTCATTCACATATACACTTTTAGAAAGTAAGGATTTATGAAAAAACTTTTAGAAATTTTCACGGGTGACAAAGGAGAAATGTCCTCAAAAAGATTCGTTGGGATCATCGGTGCTTTTGTACTTTTTGGTACTATGGCTCACAATAGTTTGTCTCCTGCTGATATCGTACCATCTCCAGAGTTGGTGACTGCGGTTGAATTCATCGTGATTGCTTGTCTTGGATTCACATCTATTGACAAGTTCTCAAACAAAAAAGATTGATTGCTATTTGATAGAGATGATATTCCAAAGAATAAACTTTCACGATAACAAACTCCCTGTTTTTAAAGAAAACAAGGCGAAAGGATTCGTGACCTTCGGAGCAGACAATCTCTATCCTGATTTTCTAATTGAACTATTTAACAAATCCCCAAAACACAATGCAATCGTTTCTGCAAAAGCTTCATATGTGGCTGGAATTGGTACTGAAGTTTACGGACAAAACACCACCGACATCGCCAAAATCCAAAACAAACTCAAAAGCATCAACGCCTACGAGACCTACGAGGAACTCAAAGCAAAAGTAGCATACGATGCCGAGTTGTTCAATGGGTTTGCAATTGAGGT